GACTGTACGTACGCTCATATGGACACTCCCATGGAGTTCGACTGGGACGAACAGAAACGCCTACTCGTTCTGCGAACGCGCCGAATTAACTTTCGCGACGTGGCGGAGGAGGCGTTTCACAGCGGTGTAAATGTAATGACCGTGCAATCGTCATACTCGCACGAACAGCGATTTCTAAGCGTCGTACCCTTCGATGGAAAACTATGGTCGATGATTTGGACCCCGCGCGGCGCGAAAGCCCGTATCATCACCGTCAGGAGAGCATCCCGTGTCGAACAAAGAAAATATCGTCAGCTATACGTCCAAGGAACTTAAGGCAATGATCGCACACGACGAAGACAAGCGCGACATGACCAAGGCGAATCACGACATGACCGAGGAAGAAATCGCCGCAGACATCGCCGCAGAAGGCATTGAAAGGATCGGCGAATGGGAAGGCGGCGAGGTCTGGAAAGGACTGCCGCCCTTAGCCATATTCCTGCCCAAGAACAAAACCCCAAAAGTTCCGATGACTCTTCGCGTGGATCGCGACGTCTTCGATTGGTTCAAAGCTCGCGGGCCAGGCTACCAGACCATGATAAACGCGGTATTACGCAGCTTCGTCCATGCGTACAGCTCACCGAAGGCTAGGCGGCTTGCCAGTAAAGATGCCGTCGTCGATGTGGACCGGGTACTGAATGCAAAGCCCCGCACACCAAAGAAGACAAAGAAGAAAGCCAAGCGCTAAAGCTATCAATCCGCCTCGTTTGCCCGCGCATAGCTCACCCGCCATTGCGCATCATCGGTCAGTCTGAATGCGAACAGCCGCCCCGGCGCGTACATCACGCCGAGCTGCCGCGCCTCGACATAGATCGTGCGGTCGCCCTGCCGCCCGAGGCTCATCGGCATCCATGGATCGTCGAAATCGCCGGAATCATCGTCGCACCAGTTGAGCTCGGCCACCGGCTCGGCCGCCGTATCCAGCGTCGTGCCCGTGCTGCAGAACAGCCGCACCACATTGCAGCGCTGCGCCGGGCCCACCACCGCCACGCCGCCGTACAGAATGCGCTCCAGCGGCGCGTCATGGTCATGGGAGAGCGTCGCATCGAGCCGCCACAGCGCGCCCGTCGTATCGTCGCCGCATAGGATCGTGCCGCCATCCTGCGCCGCGGCATTCGCGCGCCACACATCGCGGCCATAGCTGGACCAATGCGCCCAGTTGCCGTTCTCGACATCATAGACAAACGTCCCGAGCCGCCCGATACGCAACGCCAAGAATGTGTGACCGTCGGCCGCGAACAGAAACGCCTCCAGCGCCGATGGCCCTGCCTCGCGCAAGCGTTCCTCGATGCCGTGATCCGAGACCCGCTTCGGCCCGCCCTCGCCGCGATAGACGATGAGGTCGTCGCCGACCCAGAACAGCGCATTATCCAGCACCGCCGCGGTGTACCCGTTGGCCGTGCCGCGCTCGTACAATCTGCCGCCGATGCGGATAAACGGCGCATCCAGATCGCCCGTGACCTGCCAGACTTCGAGGCTTTGCTGCTTGATGAACCACAGCTCATCCTGCAGCCGGATGCAGATTTGCAAGAATCCCGGCGAGTTCTCGACGGTCGCGAAATTCAGCGCATTGGGATCGGTATCGCCCGGCGCCAGCCAGTAGAACCGCGCCGTGTCCGTGCAAGTGAGAATGAAATAGCCGTCAATATACGCGACCGAGCTGACACCCTCGCCGCCGGGCATGGTGATCTGCGTTACCGTCACGCCGTCCGTGCTGTAGCAGACCGATCCCGTGGCGATAAGAACGCGCGTTGGAGACGCCGCGAAAATCACCCGGCCCGTGCCGTGAATCGTGCCGAGTATTGTCACGCCCGAAACCGGCGATGGGCCAATTCCGGCAACGCGGAAGAGCCTGCCGCCATACACCGCCAGATAATCGCCGCCAAAAACGCCGGCATGGCGAAACAATCCCCGGCAGCCGCTGCCGTCAAGCGTCGCGAACAGCGCCAGCGCCGGCCGCTGCAGCCGGACGAGGCCGTCCACCTGATTGCCGGGGTCCTTCTCGACATACATGTTGCGCAGCAGAATGGGCCGCGTCTTGGCGATGCCGCGAACGTAATCGGAGAGCGCGAGCGAAATCGCCGTCATGGCCCGGTCCCCGGCACGATCACTGTGATGCCTCCCGATCCTTCCAGCCCCGGCACGATGACCGCAGGCCCGCCCGCCCCTTCGCCGCCTGGCACGATGACGCCCACGCCTGCCCGCGTGCCGCCCTCGCTTGCGACCGTCGCGCGGGGCCGGACCAAAGCCGTCAGGAACGTGGCAACGGCGCGGCCCAGCATGGCGGCCGGCGGCGTGCTCGCGAAAACCGTCTTCCCCGCCGACCGGCGCAGACTCGCAGCCGCATGACACGCGGCATCCAGCGCCTTCAGGACGACCTTGAGCACGCCCAGCGTTGCCAACGCATGACAGGCTGCCGCGACCGGCTTGGCGATGCCGCGCGCCAGCGTCTTGCCCGGCGTGCAAGATGCCGCCAGCGGCTTGCCGGCGGCCCGCCTGACCGTGGAAACCGGCAAGGTGGCCGCAGCGACCGTCTGATTGAACACCGTCCCGCCGCCGCCGGCGGCGGCTTTCCACGAGGACAGCGTGCTGACGCCGGCATCGCCGAAGCTTGCGTCAAAGGACAATTGCACGGAGGCGGTCGAATTCACGATGGTGTATGCCATCAGCATGCCGATAACACCGCTGCTGTCCGGCACGTTCGACGCCGCCAGCCAGCTTGCGGGCGCCAGGTTGCTGTAGGCGACAAAACCGTTCACGACGCGATTGGCGACCGTGACCAGCACCATCTCGGCTGCCTGCGCCAGCGTACCGCTCGCCGGCGCCGTATTCGTGCCGATTGCCAGCGTTTGGAAGCCACCGCCGGTCTTGTCCAAGGCCGGATTGGCCTGACCGCTGAACTCGGCCACGGTAATCCGTCCGAAGGCAGTGCTGGCGCAGGTTATCATGAACGTGGTCGAGCCTGCCGCCGCGGATTGCACGTATTGCTCTTGCGTATTCGCGCCGACGCCGCTGGTAATCTTGCCGGTCGAATTGACCCAGGTTTGCGACTGGCTGTCGCTGATCGGCGAGGCTGCCAGATCGGCGCCGTTCGCTGTGCTTGCGGTAGCATCGGCAATCAGCAGATGGCCAGCGCTAACGCTTATCGCCGCCGTCGTAGCCGTCGTGGCGCCCGAAACATTGACGGTCGTAGTTTGAACCAGCGCAATCGCCATGTCAGGCGCTCATCGGTGCGACACGCCCTGGAAAGAGGGCTGCGGCATCTGCGCCGTGGCACTCGATGTGCGCATCACCGCCTTGAGCCGCGGATCGGTGCAGCACGCCCGGCTGCAATCGCTCTGCAGGCTCATCACGGTGAGAACGGCGCCCGTAATCGGCTCGATTGAGACCCCGCCCCAGCGCCCAACCTTGCCGATACTGGTGGTGTAGGTTTTCCCGCCATCGACCGAGGCCAGGACCTCGACCTCATACCAGACCGTGGGATCGGTATGCCATGTGATGTCGGCATTGATCGACACGCCGAAACAATCGCCGGGAAACAGCACGGAACCCGTTTCCTGCGTCTGGTTGATGACCGGCGGCAAATCCTGCGCCACGGGATTATCCTGGAATGAAATCCAGCCCCGTCGTGAACGCCACGCTGTCTCCCGACACGACGTTAACCGCCCCGAACACGCCGCGGATCAGCATGTTGCCCGCGCTTAGCGCATCGAACACGCCTTCTTCCGTAATCGCGAGTGATGACCCCGCCGTCACCGTGCCGGTAATGGTGAGCTTGGAATTGGCCGCCGTACCCGCCGTGCGGCTGACCGTGCCAACGGTGCGCCCGCCTGACGTCGTGGGTGCGGATTCCGTCACCAGCGCGGTATCCGTCACCGCCGCCGCCGTCGTGCCGGTGCCCCAGCCGATATTCTTGGCTTCGGTGCCGCCCGGCGAGCTCTGCAGCCGGTTGGTAATTATGGCTGCTCCGCTGTTGGTGAACACAACCGCAAGCGACAAAGCGCCCGAGGCGATCATATCGCGCACGCCTTCGCCAATGGATTGAGGTTTTGGAAGCACGCGGGCAGTCATGCTGCTATTCCTTTCCTGACGTGCGGTGCAACTCGCAAAGTTCACCGTTAATGGTCTGTGTTAAAATCCCGGCGCTGGCGCATACGCCGCACCGGGGAGGGTTCATAATCGCAGTGATCGGCTTTGGCGTTTGGCGCGCGAGGCGGCCCATTGCCCCTGCTGCCGCTGCAATAGATGCGGCTGACATCAGTGTCCTTTCAGCCAGTCATGGAATTGGACGAGGCGGCCGGCACACCAATAGGCAACACTGGCCCACAGCGGCGTGCGGAATGCGATGCTGTCCGCCTTGCGGGCATCGCCTTGCGGCAAGGGCTCGCCGCAACGCGGGCAGAACCGGCGCCCTTCCGGGTTGGGAACGATGACGCCATGATCGAAACAGTTTTCGCAGCGCGGATAGCGCACCAGCTCCAGCGTCGGCCTAGGACGCAGCAGCGCTGCTTCGCGGCCGGTCATGGCCTAGAAATACTCCGCCACCGTTGCCCGTCGCGAGCGGTCGAACTTCGTCGACAGCGCATACCGGAAGGTGTTGCACTCGCCCTGCAAGACCGGCGACGGCTCTACCCCGAACGGCGCCGCCATGCGCAATCCCAGCATCGCCATGAGGCCGTTCTGATAGCGCCCGGAGAGCGGCGCCCCGCTGTCCAGCGTCAGATCGTCCAGCAGCACCCAAAAGGCGCGGCCGGCGTCGTAGAGGTAATATTTCTCGAAGGACGAATTCACATCCGTCACCACGATGCACGCCCCATCGCGCGGCGGACGCGGCAACGGCTCGGCCGTCACCCCGCCATGCCCGTAATCCCAATCGGTCGCGTAGGGATCAAACCACGCCGCATCGTAATAGGGCGGCGCGGATAGCAGGCTTTGCGTAATCTCGACCGGCAAGGTCACGCTCGCGCCCGAAACGGAACTGTTGAGCACCACGCGCTCCTGCTCGCGCGCGTTGTAGGTATCGGTCTTGATCAGCACGTCGATGAGCCGCCCGAAGACGCCCTGGCCCACAAGCTCCCGGTAGAGACCTTGCAGGATTTCCAGAGCGTCTTGCGCTTCCGCGGCGGTAGGTTCGCGCCCGATCGCCAGCACGCCGAGCTTTTTCAAGGCGCCCCTGACGATTGCGCGAACTGTGATGCTCACGGCGGCGATCCGGCCGCGCCTGGCGTGATGTACTGAATGCAGATCACGACCTGCTGCGACGCGAACACGTTCGCCGCCGTCGTGACCTTCAATTGCACCAGCGTCTTGGCACCCAGCTTCGTCACCGGGAACGGCCCGGTAAAGGGCCGGTAGACCGCCGCGTTGGTCAAGTTCAGATCGGTGATCGCCGCGCCCGTCATGGCGCCGGACACCATGAAGAACCCCGGCAATGCCCCATCCACGCCGTTATTGGTGATGCCGAGGCTCATCGCCAGCACACCCGTCCCGGTGTCGATATCCGGACAGGCGAAATAGCCGCCGATGGGCACCGCATCGCGCGGCAGATAGCCGACATCGATCGTGTCGTTGGCCACCGGAGCGCCGGTAATGGTGATGAGAGCATACAGCGTCTGGACGGAGGTGCCGAAGGCAGCCGCCGGCATAGGCGCGTTCAAATCCGCGCGGTTGCGCGTAAAAGCCAGAACCATGGCTCAATCCTTTCTGTGATTTCGTGCGAAGATCAGGACGTTATGATCCGTACACGGATCAACTATCCGGAGCCGCCGCGACGTAGGTCGTCACGATGCCCTGCTGGATGCCGTTGAAATGCAGCTTTTGCACCCGCAACAGCTCCTCGATGGCGACGCCCGGCCGGAATTCGTAATCGTTCTTGAGATCCTGCCGCATGGTGGGTTCCTGGCCCCACGCCACGCCGACGCTTTGCGCGCCGCAGAGGAAATTCGCCTCGACATCGGTATTGCCGCCGGCGCCCGCGTTGGTGATGTGCGGCAGTTCCGGGATCTCGTGATAAACGACGCCATCGTAAATCACGTCGCCATCCTGGAAGAGCGGATTTTCCTCCATGCCCTGCCCTTCGCGTGCGCGCGCATCGCGATTGGCGCTCGTCATCGTGGGATCGGCTTTGAGATCGCGCATGCTGCGCGGCCCCGTGAACATGACGAAATACTCCCGCCCGTTCTTGGTCTTGAAGGGGCGGATATGCGGGCTCGCCGCCTTCGCCATGCGTTTCGCAAAGCTGCCGATCGCGGCCGACATCTTGTCCGCCGTGGTATCGAGCGTCGTCAGAGCGGTCGCATGCACGCCCGCGCTGTAGTTGGATTTGACCGCGCCGAACAGCACGCGGTCCTTGTTCAGCACCAGCCAGGAATTGAGGTTGGCCTGGGACGCGCCCGCCGCCTGATTGGCCGCGGTGATTTCATAGCCGCCATTGACCGTATCCTCGGTGATGTCGCCGTAATCGACCGGCGTTACCGTCGAGGTTGCGGGCACGACCGAGAGCATGGCGCGGATGATGTCGTTGCGCTGCTTTTCGGCTTCCCAGGTCTTGAGCATGTCGCGCGCCGCCTGGAACAGATCGATCTCGGTCTGGTAGGAGGTGCTCTTGGGCACCACCACCGCGTTGCGCCGCCAATCGACGGAGAGTGCACAGTTGTAGTTGCCGAGCTCTTCTTCGTTGCCTTTCAACACCTGGCTGCCGGTCACGCCCGTGCCTTTCAGCCGCGTGATCAGCGGAATGTTGATGGTCTTGCCGCTCTCCTGCTGCAGCTCGTATTTGGTGATGATGATGTTGTTGTTGGATTTGCCCATGTACGGCAAGAATCCCGACTCGCGGACATACTCCGCGAAATAGTCGGACAGCCACTTCTGCTTGACGGAAGCGGCAGCCAAAACGACTTCGGCCATTGCGGTTACCTATCGGTTGAACACCGAATCGAAGGCGACGCCGGGCCCAGTCGGGATCGTCTGAGTGCCGCCCGCGGACGGGGCGGAGGCCAGCGATCGGGACGGGACGGGCTTTGCGGGTTGCGAGTTCGGCGCGGGTTGCGGAGGCGCCGGCGTTGCCGCCTGCGCGGGATCACTGATGAACCCGAGCGCGCGCGCCTGTTCTTCGATGTAGGCTTTGCGCTTTTCGGGATCGCGGAGGCGCGAGAATTCCTCGTCCTCCTTGTATTGCTTCACAACCCAATCGACCGGATGAACGGCACGCACCTGTTCGAGCGCGAAGGGCGAAAAACCGAATAGACGCTTCTCGGCTTCACCCTTGGCAAAGGCCCATTCGAGGGCCTTATCGACAGTTTCGGCGCCATGCTTGTCGCGCGCGCTATGCTCGCTCCAATTGGCTTTTGCGTCCCATGCGGCACGCTCGGCCCTGGCCTCGATATAGGCGGCGAGTTGTTCCGGATCCTGGATTGACGGGACGGGTTCGGGCTGACGCTGCTGAGCTTCGAGCTCGCGGAGCTTCGCCTCGGTCTTCTGGCGTTTCTCGCGTTCGTCCAGCATCGCCGAGATCGGCACAAAGCCGGGATCGGCCCGTGGCGGCTCAGGCTTGGGCGCGGGCGGCGTTTCTGCCCCCGGCGCTTGCGGCGTGGCCTCTTGGCCCTGCTGCGGCTGTACGGCCTTCTCCGGGGCTTCCGGAGCCGGCTTCCCGAGCAGTTCTTCGGCGATGTTCCGTTCGGTGTCGGCCATGACTCATCCCTTGCGCCCGCTCTTGACAGCGGCGGCCTGTTCTTCGTTTGCGGTTGAAGGTCCGATGCGCCCGTTAGGGACGGCGGCTCCCGGAGGCTATGCGCGCCCGTTCAGCCCGGCGGCGGCGAATTCATTACGTGCGTTTTGCGCAGTGCCGGCACGGTCCGGCACCACAGCCACCCCCCGTGCAGCAGGTCGTTTTTCGGTCGCCCCGTTGGCCACGGCGGCTGGCTGCGGTACTCTCACCGCATGAAAATCGTAGAACGCGACGGAAAATTCTGGCTCCTGTCCCCGCTACGCCGAGAGGGACTCACGCCGGACGACGACTTGGCCGCTTATCACGGGCGCGCAATGGAAGATCTGCAGGAGTCTCAGCCGCTCAGCCCTTTTGCAACTCGCGCGGACGCCGAAAACGCGACCTATTTCGCGGGCGACAAATGGCCGGATACAATCAGATCTCGCGCAACGGCCCCATTGCGCGTCAACAAGATCAAGCCTGCCCCATAGGCGGCCCGCCATACGGGTTCGGCGGCAGCGGTGCCGGAATCTGCGGCACGCCCGCGCCCTGCACCGGGCCCGGATGGCCCACCGCCAGCATGTGCCCTTCCATCGCCGTCTTCACGGCATCGATCTCCGTCGCCTTCGCGTCGGCGGTATTCTTCGCCGTCTCGCTCTGCGTCTTGCCGATCTTGGCTTGCGCATCCGCCGTCTTGAGCGCAATCGCCGGAGCCGCCGCCTGGGCGGCCTCGGCTTGCGCCTGCTTGAGCATCTTCTTAAGCCGGTATTTGTTCGGCAGCGGGCTCATCTCGACCATGACCTCGAACGGCACCGCCTGCGGCCCGTAAGTCTGCGCCAGCTGCACGAGGTCGGCCCAGATCTCCTGCTCCAGCGTCGCCGTGTCCGGCACGTTGTCGACCACGATGTCCAGATCCATCAGCGCGATATGGTTCTTGACCACCGGCTGACCCGTCTGCGGGTCGATCTTCGGCCGCATCGCCGGCTTGCCCGTCATCGGATCGGTGACCGGTTGCCCGGTCATGGGATTGACTACCGGCTCGGTCACCGGATCGTTGATGCGCACATATTGCGGCGCGCCGTCATCGCCGCTCACCCGCACCCACATGGGGTCGGCGTAGAACTGCCGCGCACACGGCCAGATCTGCTGCGCGTAGATGCGGTGCTCCCAATCGGTGAACCGCCCCAGCGGCCGCGCCAGCTCGACGAGCCCGGCCTGCGCCCGCAATTGCTGCGCCCGGCCTGACGCATCCGCACCTTGCCGCCCCAGGATCGCCGGATTGGGCGCGAGCCGCTCGAGCTCGCTCTTCGCCTCCTGCAGCATGGCGATGGAATTGGCCACCACGTCATTGCGCGGCACCACCGACCAGCCGGTCGGGATCACGCCGTCCGGTCTTGCCGCTTCGGCGCGCACCGTCTCGACATCGACCGGCGGCGCGTTGGGATCGCTCTGCTGCACCTGGCGCGTGTTGATTTCATGAATCGCTTTGGAGCGCCGCGCGTTGATCTCGTCCTGGATATCGATCATGTCGCGCACGAAGCCGTAACGCATCAGATCGCGGTCGATATAGGTGCTCTGCGCCTCGATCGGATTGCGCGGGCGGCCCTTGTCGTCGACATAGAGGCTCAGCCCGGATTCCAATATCCCGCCGGCATGAAACACCGCGCGGTTCCAAACGCCACCTTCCTTGTAATAGATGTCGACGACCATCAGCTGCTGCTGACGCCGGTCCACCCACGGCTTGCCGCCGCGCTCGGGCTTGTTCTGCCATGACGAGTCTGGCGCCAGCCCGGCGTCGCCCGTCATGACCGCGGCCTCGATCTCGGTCTTGGCACCGGGATAGCGGGCCGCCACATCGTCGGCATACATCCATTTGGCGATGCCGTCGTAGCGCTTGTCGGAAAAATCCGGCCGCCGCGAACGCGGGTCGTAGAAATATTCATCCGCCGCGATGAGCTCAATCGTGATCTCGCGCGCCTCCGCGTCCCATTCGGTGATGGCGCCCGCGGTGCCTTCGACCAGCATGTATTCGAGCACGTCGATCTTGATGCGCTGAAACTGGCTGCGGTCGGCGACATAGCGCAACGTCATGGTGGCGACGTCGGAGGCGTCCAGATCCGGCTCGGGCGGCGGTGCTGGCTGCGCCTGCGCTCCCATCCCAGGAGTCACGGGCGCAGCCGGTCCAAGTTGCGCACCTTGGACTGTGCTCTGTTGTGGCGCTTGCGGCTTTTGCTGCGGCGGATTGCGCATGTACGCGCGCGGATCGGTCTTGCCCTGCTCGATCACGCCGAGCGTGCCGTCGATGGCCCGGCGCGTGCGGTTGATCACCACGTCAGGCTGCTTGCGAAGCCGCAGGACGCGCCGTTGCGCCGCCGTCAGCTGCTTGCCGTCGTAATAGTCCCGGCACGCTTCGGAGAGGCGCCGCGCGTCCTGCATACCGTCGCGGGCTTCGTCGAACATGCGCTTGAGCTTGGCGAGATCGGGCGGGTCGGCGGGCTGCTGTGTCGGTGCTGGTGTTGCGGGTGACGGCAACGCGGCAGCGTCAGCCATTATCGCCGGTTCCAGAGCGGCGGGACTTGGGACGCGCCTTCAGGTCCGACACGCTGCCAATCCTCTTCACGCGCGCCCGCACTGCGATCGGCGACATCGGCCGTGGGAAATTCCGGCCAATCCAACCCGCTTTGACGCGCGGCAGCGATGGATTGGTCATCCGTCAGCCGCTTGGGCACGCCGTTGACCAACCACACGCTCGGGACATTGGTCCATTTACCGGGCTTTGTCGGATGCGGCACAGTCGTGCTGATTTCGCTGGACCAGCGGTCATTGGGGTTTTGCACATACTCCCCAGGCGTCAATGGACGCGGGGCTCCAGCGGGAACGGCAGGCGCAATCGCGGGATTGAAATGCGTTGTCCCAAGCAGCGTTCCGTAGGCCGGCAGGCCGCTGCTCATATAATTTGTGATGAAGCGGTGCTGCAGCGGCGAGTTCGCCAGCTGTGCTGTCCGCCCCGCGTAATCGTCAGCCATTGGCCATCTGCTTGAGCTGCTTCTCGATATCGGCAATCCGGATGCGGATCATCGCCACGCTCTCACGGTACTCGAGCATGCCCTCGCGGGCTTTCAGCCTGCGCAGCAGCGCGGCGCGGGTGGCTTCGAGATCGGCGCGGGTCAATGTTTCATCCCGCTGAAACTGTTGTGCCAATCCCTAAGCACCGCTCGGAATTCCGTCAGGAGCATATCGGTGAAAATCGTGCGCCGGCCGCGATGAATCGCAGCGCACAATTCATTGGCTCGCGCGTTCAAATTGGCGACCCGATTCACCGACGCAATCGCTGCGTGAATATCGTCCCGGAGTGCGTCGCCTTCGAGCGCCCGCAGTTGGTCCTTGCCGTCCATCACGCTGTCATCCATCCGCCGTCGCCGCTCTCGCCACGCCGCCAGCGGTCCAGATCCGGCGGGTTGGGATTCTTCGTCTCGCGCCTGACAATCGCCGGATGCGTCTCGTCGAGCGCGCGCCCGATCAGCGAGCCGCAATCGATCTCGTCGTCGTGCTTGCCGGCCGGGAAATGCAGAAATTCGTCGAGCACCAGATCGCCCTCTATGCCGTCAAGAATGTGCACCTTGCCCATCGCCGCGCGCGCCTGAAAGCCGCGCGCCCGCGTCGGCTTGTCCGCGATCGACGGCAGCCATTCGAGCCGCGCGCCGAGTTTGCGCTCGGTCAGCCTGCGCCGCAGCATGGGCTCGATGGCGCGCGCGATCACGCCGCCTTCGCCGAACCACGCATGCGGCTTGTATTCCTTGATCAGATCACACTGCCGCTCGATCCAAACATCCGCCGTCGTCTGGCCGCGCCAGCCGCCGAGCAGCCACAGATCGCCGACGCTGTCGACACCCCAAACCCTGT